CATCCGCGTGGGCCGCGTTTATGCCCGCGAAGATGTAATCAAACAATGCAATCTCGCCTGTTGTTAATGCGCTATTTGCCATTGTTTACCTCGCGTTAAACTTTACTATCGTCCGCTCTAGGTGTTTACCCACCATCCGCTTCATGTGATTGATCCGTGTTCGCATAACCTTCTTTATGATAAAATCCCTGCTCCCGAAATATGGCACCACGTTTTTGAGTTTAAGAAACCCGTTCGCAAACATATCCATTTGGTCCGAATAATCGCCCCGCGACTGCTTGCCCGTTTTGGCTTTCTTGACCCATCCCGCCGCCTTTGTGATAAATGGCGCGTCTGGCGCTATCCATCCCTTTTTGAGCGTTCCAATCTTAGGATAAACTACTCTCTTGAGATAATTCTCATAAGCCCTGGTGCTTACTACTTGGCGATTGATAAACCTCCACCGCCCTATTGTCCGGTCCCAACTGCCCGCCATGCTGGAGCGCCCGCCCTTGCCCCTGTTCCGCTTGTGGTGCGCCTTCATGCGCGACTGATTGCCCGACAAATTCCAGTGTGGCTGCTCTACTCCAAATACCTTCCCGCGCGCCGTCTTGAAATACTTACCCGCGGGTTGGTTGCCCATCGCCTCCCACTGTTCGGCCAATATAAAATTCTTTGGGCCAAGCCTTACAAATAGATGCCCTACTTCTTGCTTGATTCGGTTGCGCCCCTGCTTCATGCTCCTTGGCGGCGTGTCCCGTACTAACTGATTTGCGGCAAGTCTCATCTGCTCTTTATAGGCATCCTTTAACGTGATGCCCACCTTGCGAGCAAACACCTTTAAGTTCCGCTCAACATCTGCCGATAAAACCTCAACTGATGCGACCATTGGCGTTTCTCCGCAAGAACAACCAAATCGATTCGGCCTCCGTGTCGTGCTGGATGTCGTACACGTAGTAGCGGAACCCGGCAAAAACAACCGTGCTGTTCTGCGCCGGAACCGCCGCGACATCGCCCGCCATTAACGTGAGTTCCCTTTCAAAGATTTCAAGCGCCGGATTGTCAACTTCGATCTCTGCCGTCCGCCGCTCATCGCCGGCCACACACGGGATGCGATTACGGGACGCGCTGCCGAGCGTGCATGTCTGCCCCGCATCGTCAATCTGTTCGCGCGTATCCTCCGCGTAATCTATTCCCATGGTGTTATCCACGGCTACTCCTTGGCTTTGCTCTTGGGCTTTTTCTCGGGCACTTTGTCCTTGTTTACCCTGCAAGCCTTGGCCCTGGTTGCGCGGTTAATCATGTGAAGTTCTACGGATTCATACCCCGACTTGGCTGCATCGCTACCGGGAACGGTTGCATCAACAACCATCTGCCGCGACTCAACGGCACCAGCCCCACAGCAAATGACTTCTCGCGTCTGGTCATCTCTTACCCCAACTACAAGTGCTGTTTTCATCTTGCCTCCCAATTAAAGGGCGACGGCGGGATTGCCACCGCCGCCCCGTTCTGTTCTCGCTGGTTAGGCGCTGACTACGCGGACGGCCGCGTCCTGCACGAAGCTCTGACCCTTCATAACATAGACGGCAACCCAATGGAAGCCAGTAGCGCTATTGACCCACTGACGGAAGGACAGTGCGAGTCCTGTGTCGGCATCGCTTGCGACCGTCGTGCGGATACCTGCCGGACCTTCGAGCCCGGTAGGATCGCCAGGAACGCCCATTGCCACGGCGGCAGTAGTCGGCCCGGTGAGAATCACGTGAGTATTCTCGGACGTAACCGCAGTCGGGAATGCGTCAGTGTAGAACTGGCGGATGCCGTACAGCGGAGGGAGTTCGCCAGTCGTGAGCGTCGATGCTCCCGATGCGCTCTGATCTATGATGGCCGCATCCTTGTACAGGTTGGTCACATAGCTCAGATCGTTGATGGCGGCAATGCTGCCCTCTACACCCTTGTCCCACAGTTTCTTGCGCATGTCGGCAACGTCGGCATGGTCATAGGCACCAGACGCAATGACGGACTCATCGCCCGCGCCAGATCCGATATTGGCCTCAACGAAGAGGGCCAGAACGTCCTGGAGCACTTTCTTGGCGGTGCCGTAAGCACATTCCTTGCCGAGAGCCAGCAGGCGTGAAGCCGTGGGCATTTCCTCGGTTGGGTCGATGTACGCGGCGGTAAAGATCGGCTTGCCAATCGTTACGTCCGTGCCGGTCGTGGTGCTGTCGCCGGTTTCCCAGTTGCCAGCGAACGTGCCAGCGGTCCGTGCGGATGTCACCGGGACTCGCACTGTGTCGCCGTAGTACAGCGGTGCGTCTGCTACCGATTTGAATGACAGTACATCCAGCGGCACAAGGCCCAACTGGAGGGCCGGGAGTATCTCGACCTGGATGAGTTCTTTGCTAATGTTTGTATTTGTGTTTGCCATGATGGCGTCCTTTCTAGTTGATTAGTTGTCGCTCTCGGAAAGCAGGCACCACGTACTTGTGTCTACCGCCTGCAATGCCGCAGTATCATTCCCGTCAAGCTCAATGCCGCCTGATGCGGCTACCGTGCCGCTGTCGGCAATGGCTACCAGATTACTTGATGCAGTAGCAACCAACAGAGTAACCTTCTGCCCTGCGACCGTAGGGGCTACGAGCGTGATAGTGTTCGTGCTGTTATCCGCCCCGCCGATGCCGCTTACAACATACACGCCAGCGGCTACCGTTACAGCCTGGCCATTCGTTACTGACAGCGCCGTTGCGCCCGCGCCCGCACCACTCTCGAGTAGCGCAAAGTTCGCATCAAGTGCCGCGTGCGTTTTCGGAATGTTGATCTTCCCGTAATACTGCGGGCTGTCAATATTGGTGAATGCCGCATACATTCCAGCGGCAACCAACAGGACTGCGATTGTTCCTATCCATTTCTTCATTATACATCCTCCTCATTGCCGCGCGTTTCGTACAGCTTCAGGATTTCACGTTTATTGTCTGCCCAGAACGCCGTGCGATCTGCGCCCTGTTCCATTGCTTCAAACTGCTCTAATATGTTCTTGGGCTCATCATCTTCCGCGGCGTCCTGCGCTGCCCGCTCGGCTGCATCGGCCTCGGCGTCAATCTGTGCCGCGGGAATGTCCTTGCCATCCGCGTCTTTGAGCGATGCATCGGCAAGTGCCGGGTTGGCAAGTGCGGCCTCGGCCTTTTCGAGTGCGCTCTGTGCCGTCGCGAGTTCGGCCTTTGATGCCTCGGCCTCTTCAGTGGCGTCAACTACCAGCGCCTCTACCTCTTCGACCTTGGATTCGAGGGCGGTGATTGATTCGGCCTTCGTCACGTCGGATGCGGTCAACTCGTCTATCTGTGCCTGCATCTCGCCCTTGACGGTGTTGAGTTCGGCGCGGGCCGCTTCGATTGACTCGTCGCGTTCCTGCCTGATGGCCTCGACCTGTCCAGTGAGGTCTTTGTTTTCTGCTTCGATTACCTTGCGAGTTTTCATTGATGTACCTTCCTTTGCTCCGGCGGCAAGCCCTTCAAAAGTAAGCATGGCCGCTATTTGTGCGTTAGCTTCGGGGTTGTCAATAACCGCCGTAGCAAAACCGTTTTCAACCGCATCCACCCCTCGGAAGAATGCAGTTTCTTTCATCATCTCTGTGAGATCCTCTAGCGCCATTCCCGTGCGCTGATTGTAGATATCAAGGATGGCCTCGTCATGTACGTCAAGGCCGTCCGCCGCCTTGCGCAACTCGTCGGCGTTGCCTTCCATCCCTGTGTGTGCCTTGTGAACAAACACGATTGAATTGCGGTGTACCTCCCGCACGTCGCCCGCCAACATTACAAACGATGCAGAGCTTGCGGCGTACCCGTCAACAATAGTGCGGATCTGAGCCGGGTGGTCTCTGAGTGCATGGTATATGGCAAGTCCCTCTCCGACACTTCCGCCGGGACTGTGAATCCGCAGGGTAACTTCCTTGGCGTTGTCGGGGATTTGGGCAATGAGTTCATCCGCCGTGAATCCGAAGAATCCGCCGATTGGTCCGTAGAGTTTAATTTCATGGCTCATTTCCCATCCTCCGAAACAACAACGACCAGCGCCACTCCGGCTATCAACAGTCCAACGAGTATTATACTAAGCTTTCGCATTGGGTATTCCTTCCGGTTGTGCGGGCTTTGAAAATAGCTGCCCCATGTATTGTTCAAGCGGGATGTCAAGTGTTTTTGCCCGCTCCTTAAAAGCTGCAATGTCCATGTCGTGCGCGTCAAGAAGTTGGTCCCGCGTCATGCCGCGATTCTGCGCCCAATCGGCAACCGACTCCTGCCCTGTGCCCCATTGCTTAATATCGGCGGAAACCTCTTTGCCCTCGTCAATATGCTTGAAGTGCGGAAGGGTCCACGATGCCTTGTGCCACTCGGAGAGTCCCGTGCTTTCGCTGATCGGGGCCGGCGGTAACTCGCCCGCTTTTATAGCCTTGGCTATGCGCCAATTCCACACGCGCCTATTGAGTACCTTGTTGCGCCATTTCCATCGGTCCAGGATTGCCTTCTCAAAGTCTAGCCGGGCTGCACGGTTGGCGGTGAAACTGCCGGACGTGTAAATGTGCATCACTACTTCATACGGAAACCCGGTTCCGGCGGCGATTGCCCGCGCCATGAATTCCATAGTCTGCACATACTGCGAGTTGGGGTTTTTCATCTCAGATATCAGGAAGTCATCTTTAGGGCTTCCGTTGATTTCGAGTCCGAGCCCCCAATCGGTGGGCCTTGTCTTTGCGGTGGTATTCGTGTTCGATGTTGAGTTGAGAGTACGCCCACCAGGCAACTTGCCAACAGCACCCTTGCGCTCGACCGTAAACAGCATTGATTCAAACTCTATCCGGCGCTGCACATTGTCGTTGGTGCGATTGAACGCATGTAGAGCGTCAATGACTCCGTGAAGGTCCGGCACGCTCCGCAGCATCGCAACGCGCCAGTTTCGAGAGCCGGCATAGATGGCCTCGCTTTGGCGGATTCGCTTTGATCGATTCTTTGAGTCTCGGGGCGCGTTCGGGTCGGTGAGATAGTAATGCGTGATGGGCCATGGCGCGGACGGCCTGACGCGAATACCATTGATGATATTATCATCTGATCGCATGTTGTTCGGCGTTTCTATCTGCGTTCCCTCAAAGGGGAGTAGTTGCCCGTGGAAGAGCAAGAAGAGCATATCGCCGCCAACCCATGACCATGTATCAAACAGGTTTTGGATCTCGCCATAGTCCACCCCGTTGCGCCCGCGGGCGTCCGCCTGCGGCCACCATACCTCATTGAACCATGCCGTTGCTCGCTTGTTCCACTCGGGATCGCTCGTTGTTGCGGTGGGTCGGGATTCGCCTAGATATGTGGAAGAGACATTGACAATGCTCTTCGTCATGGGGTCGTTGCGGTAGAGTTGCATCGAATTGGATATCATGTCGTGATACGTCCATGATGCTACCTCGTCCTCGAAATCGGTGGATCCGTAGGCGGTCGGTTTGCGGCGTCCGTTGATCCCGCCGCTGTACCCGGCATTGCCAAAACCCGCGGTGCTCACAGAGGCTACGACGCCTAGATTGTGACGGTCCGCCGCGCGCTTGAGCGCCGTGCCTGGAAACCATTTGGAAAGAAACTGATCGAGCTTGTTCGGTGTGACTATCACGATTATGCCACCTGTCCGCTAAGATCCCAATAAAAGCCACTGCCCGTACCGGGGAGATACTGACCGCCCAATTCAAGCGCTTCCTCAAATCTGCCGAGCGCCGCATCCTCGTTGGCCTGCGCCTCGTCCATCAATCGCTTTTGTGTGGAACTGCCGACGCTTGTGGAATAGGACGAAGCCGCAGACGCATTGATGTTGGATGTTGCAGCAACGGCGTCGAGATAGCGATTCAGCGCAAGCCGCGCCTGTCCCTGGAGTATCTCAAGGGTTGCCGCCGTATCATGGGTCATGGCCTCTATTAAAGGGGTATAGAGGTCGCGTAGTTCGTTGACGTTCTCGGATGTTGCGTTTCGTGCCATAGTATAAAGTGTCGCAATCGGGCAAACAAAAAAACGGCTCGTAAGAGTGTAGGCTCCTACAAGCCGCCTGTATTGCTCGCTATGAAGGGCGAAGTCCTGGCCGGGACCTTACCCGATTGTCAATTCCATTATGGCATAGTTCTTGCTGCTATGTCAATGATTTTTCTTCGCATTTCATCCATCCGCCATCGCCTAGCGAAATCCACCCCTCTCTGCCAAACAATAACCGGCCAACAACGGGCGTCATTTCCCCCGATACCTCCGCCCGTTTTTCTGCGTCCGCCTCTATGAAGTCAACAACGTCACACTCCGAATATAGATCTTCGTCACTCATTTCTCTCCTATTGTATCAATCCACAAAACGCCGCTATGACCATCTGCATGGCCTCACAGTCAAACAAGTGATCTTGACCGTGGCCCGCAACAATCCATTCGTTGTCGGCCTTGCGTGTGCTGGTAACCTGTTTGATGTACTGCTGCCATTGCCGCTCGTCGCCGTGGTCCGCCGGTACATTCCACTCAAGATCGCTATTGCCGTTCATGGAATCCATGAGCATTGATCGGAATACGTCCGAGGCCCATGTCAACTCAAAGAACAACGCCCGCGCCGCGGATCGGCTACCCTCCAGGGCGTCACGGATCTGCCGCTCAATCGGCATCTTGCGGATCTGGTCGGAGCCGCGCAGGGCTATGACTTGCGCCTCTTCAACCCGGTCTTGCTCTGTGAACTTTGAGCAGAATTGGCCGACTTCCGTGGCCTTGAGCGCGTACCCTATATCAATTCCCATGTAGCCGCTCGGCATATCTTCAAACAGTTCTGCGGCCTTGTCCTCCAAGTCGTCGATGCTGGCGACATTGCCGAAATCTAAAAGGCTTGTTTGGCGCTCCCCGGTCTTGTCGTTGAAAGACCATGAGCGAGACAGCCACCAATAATGATACTTTTGCACGTCCGCTGTAAGGGCTATGATATGGTTGGACCCACTCGGCACATACACGTCACCGATTGAATAGTCAACCTCCCGAGCTGCCAGGGTTTCGTCACGTGCCACCATTTCCTCGTCCCGGTGCGCTTCTGCCCACATCTCGGCAAAGTAGGTGCGCAGGGTGTTCCGGTAGCGCTCGTCTTTCTTGGCTGTCAAATTCATGCGGTGCTTGGCCGATAGAAAACGGCTCGCCAGGGTTCCGAATGAGCAATCCGCAAATGGTATCATCGGGGCTACTACTTTGAATCCGGCGCGGATACCGTCCGGATTAGTCGCCACCCAATGGCCCCGGCGCACTACCTCCATCCGGTCAACCTCGTCAATCCGCGTGCCGTCCGGTGTCTCGTAATGCGCCGAGGCTGCTACCGCGTTTAGATCCCACTCGTCATCCGTTTTGGCTTCAGAATCCCACTTGACGCCGGGCATGGCAAATGTGAACAGGTTGCCCGTTGCCGGGTCCGGCATCATCCATACGCGCTTGTCGGATTCTTCGTAGAGTTTCAGCGTGGGATCTTCTGCCGGGTTGCCCTTGCGCGTCGGGTCAATCGAGCCACCGAAAATGATATGATGGAACGGATAGGCCGCGCACCGCCGGCGCACCATGTCAACCGTGAACTCACCCCACAATGAAACCTCGTCAGCGTGGACTCTGGCCCATCCGTCTTGTTTCGTTGCCGTGCTCGACGTGCTCCAGCAACATCTGAAGTCCATATCCGCCAACTGGATATCCTGCCCGACACACCGAGAGGCTTTGAATTTATCGCGTAGGCCGGACGCCAACGCCATACCCCGCTTGACTCGCCTATCCAGGAATCCCGTTGCCAGGTCCATTAGCCCGGTAACGTATAGGGTCGGCTCCGGCGCGCAGTCCATTGTATAGCGCAGATCGGTGAGCAGTAGATTCTCCGAGTACCCCGCCCGGCTACATTTGAGTACAACCAACTCCCGCGTGCTCGGGTCGTGCGCTACTTCAAGCGGCTCCTTCCAGAACGGCATGAGCTCGGGATCAAACTTGCCGCGGTAGGGCGTATCGTAATTCATCGCCCGGCTATAGTCTACGCTGTCCGCCGCCCATTGCCATGGGGGCTGATCTACTCGCGGGTGGAAATGGCTTTCTATGATTGGGAGGGTCATTGGATGTCAACACTCCTAGTCGCCACACACGCCGCCCCATGCACCGGATACGCCGAGCACGCCGCCGGCCGGTCGGCATAGATTGAACATTCGTCATTGACTAAATGCTTGCACCGGGCATCAATCCAGATTGCGCCGCCGAACTCCGCAACCGCCCTGGTCCGCAGCAATTCAAGATTATCCTTGTCGCTGCCCGCGGCGCCGAACACCAGCGTCTTGCAGCACTTGCCGCCGCACTTCTCACAAGCACTGTTCACTTCACGCCCTCCGTTATTTGCATTCAACGTATCTTATACCAATCATGGGGTGCGATTCCTCTCGCAACACCTTGCACCGCCCGCCCTCATATACATAATGGATTACCCCCGTTGGCAACCATCGCATTGGTAGGGGTAAAAACTCAACCGCCTGTTTCAGTGGTGTTCTGCCATCGTTCATTTCACGCCCTCCAACGTCGCCAGAAACGACGCACACAATTCGTCAATCAACTCCCGGTGCTGCGGGTGCTTCGCCGTCTGGTGATCCTTCCATGAATCTACCCGCGCCCGCAACGTCGCCCCCGCCCGGTGCCACTCCTTTTCGCAGTCGGCTACCGAGTGGAGCAATCCTTTCTGCCGGGAGGTTTCAATCTTTTCCTGCTCGAGCCGCTCTTCCTCGCGTTTGATCGACACCCGCAGGCGCTCACATTCCAGCCGCGTCTTTTCCTGCTTGTCGCCGGTCCGCTCCGCCCGCTCTTGCTCTCGCTCGTTCTTCGCCGACACCCAGGCTGTCACGCCGTCCCGGTTCCAACCGTGCTTTTGCTTGTCCGGAAAGCCGTCCGACTTCATCCACTTTGCTACCGACTGCCGGCTAACTCCGAACGTGTCCGCTATCTCTTGCTGCGTCTTGTAGTGCTGCATGGCAACCCTTTATTTAAGCTGAACTATGTTTCACAAAAAGTGACGAAAGGGATCAACC